CAATAAAAAACTTCATTAAGTTTAATAGCATCTGAGACTATTTACTCAATGAAGTTTTTATCTTTAGTATTATTTAACGTGTTATGTTAGGGATCACAGACGATCTTCCCACTTTTCTGCTTGATCTCCACCAAATTTTTCAAGGTCTGCTAACCTTCTTTCCCAAGTGTCCCCAGAGTCGGATCCTTTACATGGATTGATACACTGGAAATCACCATATTTATTACAAACCAATCCTGCAAGATCATGAGGATCTCCTAGTCTACCTGTGCCACTCCAGTAATGTTGACCATTTAACCACGTTGCCCCACACTTAGGGCACTCTGCCCTGCTCATGGTCAAGTCAGAAAACTCTCTATCGTTTTCCATAGGTTTGGTAATGCTCCTTGAATGTAGTTGGTTCTATTCCTAGATCTTTTTCCAACTTTCTTCTGAGGAAGTATGCTCGGAAAACAATCCAGTGCCAACGGA